CTTACACTGGTAATAATGGACACAGTATTGAGCATGTACGCTGAACTGTTTGCCACACTTCTTGCACTTATACATAAACTGTGTCATATTAATTATTACCTTAAGTTATTGATTTTTAACATATTATACATTATGCGAAATGCTATATAGTTAAAGCTTTGTTTCTAATACCTTTTTTCCAACTGTAAAATCCAGACCTACAAGAACAGCTTTAGGTTGTTTGCCTGTGAAATCCCAATTGAAGATCATTGCAGCGTCAGCCGGTAACGATTGATTCATATAATCTTGAAAGAACTGAGCGCCTTTAATCTTATAATCAGTACTTTTTCTACCGATAGCGCCTTGTTCTAATTCTCGTTCAGAATATTCCTGCAGAACCGTAACAACTGTGTTTGAGAATTCGATAGTTTTACCTTTCGCGTCTTCGAAGTCTCCAGCAGCTTTGCGGATACCTGTTACAGTCATAATTGGATGTTGTGAAGTATTCATAGCTCACCTATGCGATTTTGTAGTTAAACTGCGAAACTGGTTCTTGATACCAATTTGGCAATTGTTGGTTAAAGTCAATTTCTACGAGCTTGACGAACGGAATGATGTTTTTAGACTTCTCATCATGAAGATTCTGTAAATATGCTTTTGAGAAACCACACTCACATAAATCGGATATATGTTTATAAAACTGTGTTTTACCGTATTTTTTTCTAACTTCTTCAAAGCCCTTATCTCTTAGCTGTATGAAGATAGATTCTAGATTTCGAACACGAGTTAAAGAGACTTTGCCTTTGCTATTAAGAACAACTGGAGAAGATTCAATAGCTTTATAAACACTGTCATCATCTGTTAATTTCATAGTTTGACCTCTTAGGGCATCAAATATGCTATGAGTAGCTTTAGTCCAGAGTGTTTGTAAAATATTAGGGTTTTGACGTTGAAACTTAATTAATTCAAATAAATTAGTAGGAATATCATTACGTTCAAGCCAACGTTTTTTAAACCTTGATTCAAAACGCAATAATCCGATAGTCCAGTTAATTAATTCAGGGTTAGACATAACATCAACAACACGTTGAGCAGCTTTATCATTCTTCTTAGCAGCTCATCAACAACACGTTGAGCAGCTTTATCATTCTTCTTAGCAGCTAACTTCTGTTCTTCAAATTGCGCTAGAAATTCATCATGCTTCATGTAGCACTTATGATTAATTAGCCTTGAAGTTTGACCACCCCAGTAAACAGAACTATCAAACCGTTTATTACTCAAACGCGTTTGGCCATTACTAACATTACCTAAGAAATCTAAAACCTTTTTAGCTGTAACTTGATCCTTTAGGCGAGCTGAATAAGTCACATCAATATGTGAAACCCAGGCCCTCTCAAAATCAAGCATAGAAGCAAGTGTTGGATAAGATTCATGTAAGAATCCAATCATTTCCATAGCACCCTGCTCTATATTGTCACTTCCAAAAACATTATGTCCTTGAAGCAATTTCGCAGGACTAGCCTTAATCTGAACATAAGGTTCATAAGTAGAATCAAAAAACACTTTCATAGCCATGCCAGTAAAGTGAGTTGCTAGAGATTCATAAGGATGAAACAGAGCGGAAGCTGAAATAGTCCCATCATCATTCTTATGAACCGAACGAGAAGCTAGTGGTATCTCAATACTGTGCAAATCCACATCTATAAAAAAATAACGGCCCTCTCCATCTACTTGAAAAAAGCAGGATGAAAAAGGCGCGTTAATACAAATATGGTCAAGCATGCAACATTGTCACAAGTGTTGAATTAACAGAAATATAACACTATTGCACGCAACAATACAACTTGTGACAGAATAATCACATCACAGTGAACAAGGTTATAGCGCAACATGAAAAAATCAGATCTTTCAAAAACTTATCGTATTCGTGGAGAATTTACAGAGAAAATTAAGGAATTATCTTTAGACTTTATTATTGAAACAAAAGAAAGAATTGAAGAAGCAGACATAATTAATGCCTTACTTTACAAACACTTAAACGATATTAAGGCAAAAGATGTAACAAAATATATTGAAGAAGTAAAAAAAGCCGAATGATTATAATTTGGGAGGATGAAGAATATTAAATTTAGATAGATTTAATCTAATGTCATCTCCTATAAAACTATCATTATTTCCGGAATTCCGGACTAGAGTCCACCATTAGAAAACGTGGACTCCCCTTCGCTCTCTCCTCCGCCTCCTCACGCCTCGTACCTCGTTGTCGTCGTTGTCGTCGATCGCGGATGTCGCATAATGCAGATTGATGTTAAATAACGCCGATTTGCGAATAGAGATAATCGCAAATCGGCTATGTAACATAATCTGGACTACATTATGCGAAATCAGATATAGAAAAATTTGGTATATTTTGCCAATACTAAAAACAAGGGCATAACGAAATATCAATAACTTAGCAGAAAAAATTTATCCTGGATTCGCGCCCGGGTGCGTTTACCAGGTGATACATAATGCCAATCAATCACAGTAAATTTGTCTATGTTCACAGGCACTTTGTTCGCATGATTTAGAGACAAACAGAAGTAAAATTAAAAGAAGAAATACAGGCAGCATTCTTAAAATAGCTTTAACAATAATAACCATCAATGTCTCCAGTAAAAGCGTAATCAGAGGGGGAAATATTCATATTGTCATTGTGTCAGTTCGTAGACACTCACTTAATATTTTTCTTTTAGTGTTCTTCATTGCGTTGCAGATCGATAAGCTTTTTTTGTTAAAAAGCTTATGAGCATCTTAAGATGCTCTATCCGAAATTGAGATACAGATTAATGTTGAAATCATATTAAGCCCTGTTCCTTAGCCTGCTGGTACTTTGCTATAAATTCTGCATCATATGCGGTTGGCTGCTGTTGTACGGGTTGTTGTGGCTGAGATTGAACCTGTATAGGGGCTTTGGTGTAATCAAATGTTCTTTCACCATTCATCCAACGTTTGCAATCACTTTGTGAGACATTGGGCATGATATTTCCCTGCTGATCATACGCTTTAAAATTCCCCTTAAAATCTTTGGCACATCCGGTTAATCGTGGGTAATCACGTACCTGTATTTGTGGCTCAGGATGAAAGTCATAAGGTTTATCAGGATTATATGAAACTTGAATTGTGACAGCTCCATTCTCTGACATTGAAGCTTTATTTTTTGACATGTCATCAAACCATTTAACACATTCAGGTTTCGATACATTTTCACCCTTACGGCACTCACTGGAGAGATCTGTAAGGTTTGAAGCTGTAACTTGCTGTTCTTGAGTTGCTGCATGTTGTTCTACTTTTTGTTGTGTAGGCAACTGCTTATTATCAATAACCCCTAATGTTTTATCATCCTTGTGCTGCATTGATTCAAAAGCCGTTGCACCATTTTTAACAAAGTAAACAATGACTCCCATAATGACAAAAAAAACGAGAATAGAACTTACGTTCTTATGACTGATACGGCCTTTTGCGTCTGTTACTGCAACAGTAGAAGTATAGTAATCAAACATATGCGGATTAAGTCGCCACTTCTGAACGTCATCCGCTTGTTTAAAATTTGATTTAGTCAGATTTGTTACTGCATAAGACCACCAGTAAACAGTAACTGTTTTAGCTTTTTTAGGTCTGTAAAGATGAACATGCTCACCTGTATTTTCAATAACATAAGGATTTAAAAGTTTTGGAGACTGTGTAATAAGCCAAAAATCTATACCATAATGTCTGTGTGTAGAAAGTGCTTTACCGACTTCATTAGCTTTTGTTGTTTCCTTCATGAACTCCTGATGATACTGGGCTTCATCGACGATATATAAACATGGCTTGTGCTCGTCAGGAACTTTTCTCCAGTCATCTAAAAGCTGATGGATTCCCATAATTTTAAGGCCGTTGATATTTGCATAAATTGACTTATAAAAGCCTTTATCTAATTCCTTCAGTAGCCATTCAATTACCATGCAGGTTTTGCCTGAACCTGGAGTCGCTGTTATTAGTCGAATCATTTTTTTACTACCTTCAATCCGGCTGCAAATGTCTTGATATATACGGCAGCCAAATATGCACCTATCACAATACTGATTGCCTTATCAAAACCTGCTAAACCCAATAAACCTGTGACTGGTCCCAATTCGCCAAATGAGGCAATTGCCTGCCTCTTGTAATAGTCAGTAAATGCAGATAATCCGGTTACTGTTGCGAGTCCTAATCCTGCTCCTAACAAAACTTGGCCAAGCCATGAATCAGTCAGGTTTTTAAATAATGTGGTGAGCCAAGCAAAAATATTTCGCATTTAAACCTCACGTATTGCATTGCTAACAATGCCTAATGCAACTAAATAACCAAAGCCAATAACAGCAGGTCTAACCTTTAGAGCAAAATCACAATAAGGTGATAAATCAAAAGAGATCGGCACAGAGACAGAGCCAACTGAAATAGTATTTACTTCAAAAGTAGGACATTGACCGCCGAACTGTACATACATCTGGTCAAACTGAGACGGGTCTTGTACTTCCTTTTCGTCTACATTTACCTCTGTATCTTTTTCTTTTTCTAGGTTTGGTTCCTTCCAAAAATCAGACCAAGCTAAAGAAATTGAGTTAGCCCATCCATCCGCTTTTTGGTTCGCTGTATCCCACCAATTAGTCAGAGTGCGCGGAAAAGATATAACTGTTTGAGCAGCTTCACAAACAGTAGGTGCCCAGCCGCAAAAAGCAGGAAACTCTAAAGAAATATCAGTGACATTCGGTTTTTCGGGATTTTGTGTCTGTTCACCAGTCGCTGTGTTTTCTGCTTCTACAGACTTTGATGCTTCTAGCTGATTAATGATCGGTGCAGCTTTAGCACTGTCATTTTCTGCTTCATTAATTACATCTTGTGCAGCAGCAGTAATCGCTTGTTGTGCTGATGCATCACCACCGGCAGCATTTGAAATTACTTGTTGAGCAACTACATCAAGAGGTAAAGTTTTTTGTTCTTCTTCAGGAATAGTTGTATCTTGAGTTCCTGCAATAAATAAAGCAAAAGATCTATTATCAGAAAGGACACAATATCCTGCATAGGGTCCATCAGCTTGATAAACAGCTTTTTTGGCCCATTCACTACCAGCACCAAATTTAATAGCAGCTTGTTCTTTACAATAAATATCAGCAGGACTTTTTACATTAGGATCAACATAAGTAATTCGATTATTTGCAGGATCAAGAACCCAATCAACAGAACCCAGCAACTGCTCAACAGCAACAGAAAGTGCATAACCCGCAACACCGCCACGCAAGACTTTAGCAACTTGTGCAGCATTCGGCGTTATTT